GGCTAGGCACAATTCGCCGAAGTATCTTCTATTCGTCAAGCAATACGTTCCCCTACCCCGGCCGCTTCCGAAAAAGCCGGGCATTATATCACGGAATTTTGCTTTACGCTAACTGAACAATGCGTGTAGCATCTCTTTATGCCATTGATTACGAGATCTGAAGCAGCAAGGGCGCTTGGTGTGACACCGGAAGCGGTCTATGCGGCGGTGAAGACGGGACGGTTGCCGGTGGTGCGGACAGCGGATGGTCGCGAGCTGGTGAACAGCGAGACCATGCGCGAGCACTGGGCAAAAAACACACAGCGCAGGATTGGGCGCGGGCCAAAGCCACCTGCTGGCGAGAAAGCATTTCCGCCTGCCAGGCCGCGGATGGCGAAGACGGAAGAATCGATCCCGGATTATGACGAGTCGAGGGCGCGCACTGAGCACCTGAAGGCTGAGCTGCTAGAGCTTGACCGCAAGCAGAAAGAAGGGATTTTGGTAAAAGCAGAGGAAGTAGAGCTGAAATGGGTGGAGATTGTGACGTTAGCGAGGACCAAAATTCTGGGTATCCCAACCAAAGCGAAGCAAAGGATCCCGGATCTCGATACAGATGCGGTGTCAATGCTGGAAGATATTGTTCGCGAGACGCTGGAAGACCTGTCTGATGACTGAAGACAACCTGCTGAAGCTGGAGCGTGCGGCGTATCGGGCGTTCAAGCCACCAGAGAAGCTGACGCTGAGCGAGTGGGCAGATCGTTATGCGTTTTTAAGCGCAGAAAGCAGCGCGGAAGGCGGCAGATGGCACACTTTGCCGTATCAAAAAGGAATTATGGATGCAATAACGGATCCAAGGGTTGAGCAGGTGACGGTGATGAAGAGCGCGCGTGTGGGGTACTCGAAGATCCTTAACCATGCAATTGCGTTCCATATCCACCAAGATCCATGCCCGATCATGCTGGTGCAGCCAACGATCGAGGACGCGCAGGGGTACTCGAAGGAAGAGATTGCGCCGATGCTGCGTGATACACCTTGCTTGAAGGGCTTGGTGAGCGAGTCGAAGGCGAAGGATGGAGCGAACACGATTTTGCAGAAGCAGTTTCCGGGTGGAACGCTGAGCCTGGTGGGTGCCAATAGCCCGCGCGGGTTCAGGCGTGTGAGTCGGCGAGTGGTGTTATTTGACGAGATCGACGGTTATCCGGCATCGGCTGGTGCAGAAGGTGACCAGATCAAACTTGGTATCCGACGGACTGAGTACTACTGGAATCGCTCGATTGTCGCTGGTAGCACGCCGACAGTTAAGGACTTCAGCCGTGTGGAGCGCATGTTCCTGCAGACGGATCAGCGTCGCTACTTCGTCCCGTGTCCTGATTGCGGTCATATGCAGTACCTGAAATGGCCGAGCATTCGATGGACTGATGGCGACCCGAGCACAGCGGGGTATTGCTGCGAGTCATGCGGTGTAATAATTCCACATTCTAAAAAGCGTTGGATGGTGGAGCGTGGCGAGTGGCGCGCTACGGCACCGGGGAACGGGAAGCACGTGGGGTTTCATATTTGGGCGGCGTATAGCTATAGTCCGAATGCGACGTGGCCGAATTTGGTGGAGGAATTTTTGGATGCGAAGAACGATGCAGAGCAGTTGAAGACGTTTGTAAATACGGTACTGGGCGAGACGTGGGAGGACGAGTATGCGTCGAAGGTGGGCGCGGATTCGTTGTTGGAGCGTGCGGCTGGCGAGACGTATCAGCAGTACGTGCCACCGGTTGAGGTGCTGGCGCTGACGATTGGCTGCGACGTGCAGGATGACCGGTTGAGCCTGAGCGTGTGGGGATGGGGTCGTGAGGAAGAGGGTTGGCTGATTGATCGAGTGAAGATTTATGGAAGCCCGTCGCGGCCGGAGGTATGGAAGCAATTGGACGAGATTTTGCAGAAACCTTATGTGAATGAGGCTGGCGAGGAGATGAAGGTGCTGTGCTGCGCGATCGACTCTGGCGGCCACCACACCCAAGAGGTGTATCAGTACAGCAGAGAGCGTGCAGCGATGGGTGTGATTGCGATTAAGGGCATGTCGCAAAAGGGCAAGCCGCCGCTGGGTAAGGCGACGAAGGTTGATGTGGACTACAAGGGCAAGGCGTTAAAGAAGGGGGCACAGTTGTTCCCGGTGGGCGCGGATACGGTCAAATCCCTGCTCTTCGGCCGTTTGAAGCACAACGACCCTGGGGCGGGATATCTGCACTTTTTCCCGACGATCGGCACTGACTACTTCGAGGAGCTGACAGCGGAGAAGCAGATATTGCGGTTTAGGAACGGCTATCCCGAGCGAGTGTGGGTCAAAAAGAGCCAGGCACCCAACGAGGCACTGGACGAGATGAATTATGCGTATGCGGCATTGCATCGGCTGTACCAGAAGATGGATCGGAGGACGATATGGGATCAGCTTGAGCGACGTGATGAGCCGAAGCCAAAGCGTGCGCGAGTGAGTGCGGCACCAAAGCGGAGTTTCGTGAAGCAGTGGTGAGTTACGGCGCTAAAGTACCAAGAAGCCTGAAGTTAGAGGTCGAATGGCGATTCCTGCGTCCATAACAGCCGGCGTGGACGTGGTGTGGACCGACGTTGCGACGAGCGATCTGTTTGGAAATGCGGTGACGAGTGCAACGCATAATTTAACGTATTATTTCCGGCTAAATACGGCGGGCGAGGGTGTTACTGCGACTGGGACCGCATACGGTGATGGCTGGCAGGTGACGATTCCAGCGGCAACCAGCGCCGGAATGGATGCCAGCACTGGTTGGTACTTCCAGGCTGTATTGACTGCGATCAGTGGTGGCGCGGTCACTGAGTACAGCAGGGGCCAGATTGAGGTTCAGGCATCGTTGGCGTATTCGGGTACGCCGAGTGCATTTGATGGTCGGACGCAGGCGCAGAAAGATTTAGAGGCTGTTCAGGCTGCAATTCGCTCGTTGATGACGGGTGGCGCGACACAGGAGTACAGGATTGGTAATCGAAGCTTGAAGCGATACGACCTACCTGATCTGTTGGCGCTGGAATCACAGTTGAAGGCAACTGTTGTGCGCGAGAATAAAGCGAAGATCATTGCATCGGGTCTTGGCGATCCGAACAATTTGTTTATCCGTTTTGGTAACGGCTGATGGGCATCCGCACTGAGATTCTGCGTCGTTTTGGCCTTCAGCCGATCCAGAAGGCGCTACCGCCAGTGCGCAGGCGGAATTATGCGGGCGCAATGATCAGTCGCTTGACTAGCGATTGGATGGCGACGCAGGCGAGTGCGGACGCTGAGATTCGCACCAGTTTGCGGAAGCTGCGCGATCGTAGCCGCGAGATGGTGCGGAACAATCCTTACGCCAAACAGGCAAAGCGGACGACGCAGATCAACGTTGTCGGCAGCGGCATCAAGATGCAGTCGCAGGTGACGCTACTGCGCGGAAATCGTCGAGACGAACGTACAAATAGTTTGATTGAGCAGAAATGGTCGTCTTGGTGCCGTGCTCAGCACTGTGACGTAGCAGGGCGCCAAAGCTTCCACATGATGGAGTGGTTGGCGATTGGCGCGCTGCCGGAATCAGGTGAGGCTCTGTTCAGGATTGTGCGTCGGCCGTTCGGGGGAAGTCGAGTGCCATTGGCGCTCCAAATGCTTGAGGCTGATTATCTGGATGAGGAGTATCAAGGCCCAACCCTCGCCAATGGGAACGAATGGCGTATGGGCGTGGAGGTCAATGAATGGGGCCGCCCTGTGCGGTACGCCTTCCTCACGCGCCATCCAGGTGACTACTGGTTCCAGAATGCGCCGCAGCGAAATGAAAAGCATGTCTTCCTGCCGGCGGAAGATGTCATCCATTTGTTTATTCCTGAGCGGCCGCAGCAACATCGTGGCGTGCCGTGGTTCCATTCTGTGATGGCGGACGCGCACCAGCTTCAAGGGTATGAGGAGGCTGCTGTAATTCGTGCGCGTGCTGGTGCGTCGATTATGGGCTTTATCACCAATCAGGAAGGTGAGCTTACTGCTGATGACGTTGAGAACGAGCGTCGGATCAGTGAATTTGAGCCTGGCATGTTCAAGTATTTGATGCCGGGCGAGAACGTGACGGTGCCGAATATCGACTCGCCGGATCAGCAGTTTGAGATGTTTGTTAAGAATAAAGTACGTCGATTTGCGAGTGGTTTTGGGTGCTCGTATGAGACGTTGAGCCGTGATTTTAGCGATACAAATTATTCAAGCAGCCGGTTGAGTCTGCTTGAGGATCGCGAGCACTGGAAGGTGGTGCAGGCGTACCTGATTGAGCACTTCCACCTGCGTGTGTTCCGCGAGTGGTTGAGCTTGGCGGTGCTTGCTGGTGAGCTGCCATTTGATGATTTTGAAGCGCGGCCTGAGCGTTATGACACACCGCGCTGGATGGCGCGCGGCTGGGACTGGGTGGATCCGCTGAAGGAAGTGAAGGCTTACCGCGAGATGGAGCAGGCGGGTTATATGACCAAGGCGCAGATTGTGGCGAAGCTTGGCGGTGATTTTGACGATAATTTGGCCGAGATAGCGCGAGAGCAGAAGGCTGCTGAGCGCTTGGGGGTTGAATTGGATCGAGACATTATTGAGCAGCCGATGCTTGCGGCTGATCAACCACTACCGCAGGAGGGTGCGTGATGGCTGCAATGCCGACCGATGGAATGCGCGAGGAGGCTCGCAGGTACAGGGCGTGGAAAGAAGAGGGTCGCAAGGGTGGCACTGATGTTGCTGCCCGTCGTGCAGGCCAGATTCTTAGTGGTGATGAGCTGAGCGACGAGACGATCCGCACGATGAGCGCATGGTTTGCGCGGCATGAGGTGGATAAGCGAGCGGAGGGGTTCAGTCCGGGCGAAGAGGGGTATCCATCGCCGGGCAGGGTGGCATGGGCGGCCTGGGGAGGTGATCCGGGTAAAACATGGAGTGATGCACTTGTGGCTCGTATGGATTCTGATCGCGAAATGATGGCCGAGAGGCCGTACCCGAATGAGCATGCAGCACGGCTGCGTGATCCGGGTCAATACGACCGGTTCCGCCGAAAAAACGATGAAGGCGGTGAAGGCGTTGACTTTATTTTTGGCATCAAGGAGGGCGAGGAAGGCGCAGAGCTGCAAGCAATCAGGTTCCGGTTAAGCGAGTTCACCGCTGCTGAAGCGCGTGCATGGCTGAGCGAGCGCGATTATGAGCCGCTTGAATTCGAAGAGGCAACAGGCGAGCGTTCTAAAGTGGATGAAATTGAGGTCGAAACTGTGACCGAAGAACGCGCTGCACCTGATGCGCTTAAGGAAGGTGATTTTGTGTCGTGGAACAGCTCAGGCGGTCGCGCACGCGGACGCATTGAGCATGTGATGCGTGAGGGCACCTTGGGCGTGCCTGGGACTGAATTCAGCATTGATGCAAGCGAGGAGGATCCTGCTGCATTGATTCGGATTTATCGCGACGGCGAGGCAACTGAGACGATGGTGGGTCATCGCTTCAGTACGTTGAGCAAGATTGATCCGATCCGCGCGACTGAGGGCGGCAGGTTCCAGCGGTCGGAGGTGACCTCATTCCGTGCGCTGGAAGAGGAGCGGAGCTTTGAGTTTCCGTTCAGCTCTGAATATCCGGTGATGCGGTACTTCGGCAACGAGGTACTGAGCCACGAGATGGATGCCGCGAACCTAGAGCGCCTGAACGATGGTGCGCCGCTGCTGTTCAACCACGATCCTGACCGGGTGGTTGGCGTTGTGGAGCGCGCTTGGGTTGATGGCAAGAAAAAGCGCGGCTATGTCAAGGTGCGCTTCTCGCGCAATAAGTTTGCGCAGGAAGTGCTGGATGATGTCCGCGATAACATTTTGCGCGGCATCAGCTTCGGCTATTCGATCGACAAGATGGAAGAGCGAGGCGATGACTTCGTGG